GATCTGTGTGATTTGATCTAATGCAGTCAGTTACGCCCAGATCCCATAGAAGATCAACACATCGATCACGATCATCGCCTAGAGTCTGTTGATAAGCCTCTGGCGTACCATCGCTAAACTTTGAAATGGTATTAAAATCTATTTCATCGCCGATCGTTACTGTCTGATCTGGCTTGAAAGTTGCTAAGAATTTAGAGATGTTGCGCGTTACATGTACATCTTCAAAAGGGACTTGAAGATCACTCAAAATAACAATTCGCTTAATCGTCATCCTCATCTTCGTAATCGCCGAACCTTTCTGGTTCGACTGGAGATGGCAAGATCCATGCTGGATAGGACTGAGGCTCTGTAATCATGAATAGAGCTATAGACTCTGGAAAGCCAGCCTTCTTTAAGGATTTGTAGAACTCATGCAACCCAATGCAGTAAGCATCGAGTGGAGAATAACCCTCATCTACTAACTTGTTAGTTGCTTTTCTTGCCATAGGATAATTGTCACTTCTCTAGTATGCGTAAGATGGTTTCGACACGCGCTTCAAGTAAGTTAATCTGATCGCGCATCGAACTGCCACCATTATTTTTGAGTTCGCTGAGGTAGTGCTTTACTAACCACCGCACCGAGCCAATAAATGAACCAATAACGGTCGTAGCAGCAACAACAAGAGCCGCCGTGTCCTGCGCAGTCATTATCGTTTAGGTGAGGCATAACCAAAGACGCCAGATAGGACTGACCACAGGATTGCTCTGTAATCAACATCAAAGTTAGTTGCTGACCAAGCTGCTAAAAATGCTCCAGCTGCTAGAAATAGTGGATTCTTGATTTTCATTATTCTCCGCCTAACATAGGTATTTGATAAAAAGCCCCATCATTAGCAGCTTCTTTCTTAAAGCTGAAATGAGCGTGCTTGTCGTGTTTGTTAGCCCCTGTGTATTTTCTCCATTTCCAATTAAGGAGATGCGAGCAGATCCTTCCATCGAAAATGATGTAACTAATACGCTTCTCTGTTTTAGACTTGCAAGCGAGACGAAGTTGATCAACCAAATAGGGCATGAGGTCTGGCTTTGACCTCGGATGTAAATCCCTGTCGCAGTCGTAGGCATGAACCCAATTTTTCTCATCAGGATTATGATCTGACTTACGCGCACGATGTTTTGGGTCAGAGTAAGCCCCTGAGTCGCTACGGCGATCTCTATCCGGGAAGCAATCGTCAATTTGATTTCTTAACTGGATCGCAGCTTTGCTTAGTCTTGGAGTCATTACCCTAGAAGGATTGATGCTTCCTCGGCGCTAAGGCCGAGACGATCAAGGATTGCCTCGCGAGCTGCTGCTTTGTCGGCTGCTTCTGCTTCACGCTCTGCCTCTAATGCTGCGTGTGCTTCTGCTTCTGCCTCGCGTTGTGCTACTTCTGCATCGGTTAGTTCTATCTCAAGAACTTCACCTGTCTCGCAGTTGACTTCGATGCGTGTTGGATTTGTCATTGTTTCTCCTTATGAGTTCTTGATGCCGTATAGATAAGCTGTTGAGTATTGAACAAAATCACCTGATGGGTTAGTCAAAGTTACGCTTGTAATTGCGTCTGTGCCTGTCCATCTATTTGCGCCTAATTCTGTAACTGCCGTTGTTGCATTGTTTTCACTTACTGCCTCGCCTGAAAACGATTTAGTAGCTCCGCTAACTGTATAATTAGATATGTAAAGTTCACCACTACTAAAAGTAGATGCAGTCGTAGATGAGTTATTTATAATACCAGCATAGGGAGCAAAGGTAGTAGTAAGGTTAATGCTTGAGGCTGTAGAACCATTACCAAAAAGAATTAGACTCGTATAATTCGCGGTTGAACCATTAAAAGTAACTCGAACATCGTTTGTACCAGAGACTGAACCTCTAAAAGAATAAACTACTTTTAAGTCCGTGTAAGTACTTGCAATAGATGAGAAAGTAACACTGGCTGCCCCACCTGATCCAACAGTATTAGATGCTATAAGTGTGTATCCTGTAGGCATAGTTAGGCCGCCTTAATTCCATAGAGGGTTATGCTCATGCCAGCGGCAAGGTTTCCTGTATTAGGAATGAAATCTACTTGGTTAATTGCCGAAGTTGATCGCCACAAGCCGACAAAAGCCTCTGCACCACCTAAAGTTCCACCAAAGTCAAACCTCGATAACATAGTTTTATTGGTAGTTGTGTTGGAGTAGTTCATTACATTTATTTTCCAGATTGAAGTAGAGCCGCTTTGATTAGCATTTAATCTAATTAAACTGATTGAGGATTGGCGCTGGCTTGCTGTTGCCGAACCGTCTCCAATTAGATTTGTGTAAGAATAGTTAGAACCTGTGTCATTGTTAAATCTTAAGAATAAATAAGATGCTGCTGTTACATTGTTTCCGTTGACTACAAAGAATAAATCAGTATAAGTGGCAGGAATACTTGAGAAAGTAATAGATGCGGCAGCAGAGCCTAAAGTCTGGGTTGCTATTGGATCGTATGTGGCTGGCATGATTACCCCTTAATTCCATAGAGCGCAAAACGAGTATCAGTTGTCCAAGATCCGCTACCTGTTATTAAACTAATAGATGTCACAGCGCTAGTAGAGCGCCAGTTTCCGCTACAAAATAACACTAACCCTGAACTGTTATCCTCAAAACCACCAAGACTTCTCACAGTTTTGAATTTGTTTGTATCTGCATAATCAAGAATTGAAGTGACACTTGTGCCGTAAACATTAGACAGCAATGATGAATACGATGTAGCAGGTAATTCTATGTAAGTATTCGAAACTCCTGCGGCGGCCGAGGCTGCCGAACCATTACCCATTAAACGATGCCAAGAATAATTAGAACCCGTATCTGAGTTAAATCTTAAATTACAATCAGAAGCAACAACAGATACACGGCTAATCTGTCTAATTTCTAAATGTTTGTAAGTGCTAGGAATAGATGAAAAAGTGATAGTGCCACTTGATCCTGTTCCACTTGCGGAAGCAATAGATTCATAATCGCCAGCGGCAGCACCGCCGCCACTAGCCATAATTCCAACAGAGACTCCGAACACTACGCAACGCCACCGATCACAAACCATTGATCTGTGCCTGTTTTAATGCATGATGCTGCTTTGTATTGTGCAAGGGTCGGAGCCGCTGGTACTGCTCCAGCTGAAAGGATTGTGGTAGTGCCAGAAGTCACTGCATTAATTGTGCAGACCCCAGCGCCAATGTTGATGATGTTTAGCACAGTGCCAATAGGAAAGGCTGTAGTGGCGTTTGTAGGGATTCTAAAGGTGCTTGCAGAAGCGTTGGACTGAGTGACCAGGGTGCTGAATTGATCGCTAGATACAGCCGTATAGGTTGTGCCAGTCTGAGCGTTGAGTGTGTAAGATGGCAGCGCGTTCATGTCTGCTGCTGTTAGTACATCACCGCTTACAAATGGGTATGTCATTTATTCTCCTAGTATGCCAATACGGATGTGTCAAGGATACCGTATAATGTCGAATCCAAGATGAAGCCATCTAGGATGTTTTCCTGTGTTGTGAGGGTTGTGCGCCATGTGTTAGGCGTGATGCTGTGGGCTATGCCTTGACATTGGAGAGTCTTGACAATGGTAGTTCCTGCCACATTCACATTTGTAATCTGCATAGGGTCGAAGTAATCCAAGCCTAGAGCTGCTGCTACACCTGCCCCATAGCCTAGAGTGACTAGATCAAGGGTAATCATTTCGATCCTGAGAGTGGTGTCCTTGCGACTGGCCACAAAGTTAGAGGCAAGGTTTAAAGCTTCTGCATCTGTCTGCATGAGCATGTCATTGGCAGTAATGCTGTGCAAAAAGAACTTATCTATTGAGTCTTGATTAGAGGCAGTCTGTGCTGTACCGCCTGTTCTAGTCACAGTTGCAGAGTTCACAATAGTCTTGTCATCTAAGGCAAAGGTAATCCCAGCATAAGGAATGTCTGTAGATCCAGTGGCATTAGAAAAGACTGTAGGTGTTGCTGTGCCTGACTGATAGACAAAATCTCTATCCTTGAATACTGCGTTGCCAGCCTTGTCGAAGTAAAAGGCTCCCTGCTCTGTAAAGGTAACAGTTTCTAAAGCTGCTAGGGCAGAGCGTGTAGTGGCTGGATCTGCCTGACATAGAGTATTGCCAGTCATAATCGACCTAGCACTTGTTGGCCAGCCGATAGTGTCTAGGATCTTATCTACTCGTGTGCCAGTGTCTTGACCTGCTGCTGAACCTGTGACGGTGGTTACATTTGAGTTGAAGATCAATCTAAAAGCATCTGTGCAGATTAGATCGACATAGCCAATCTCTTGATCTTTAGGGTAGGTGTAAAGGTATTCCTGAATGTAACCCTTAAAGATTGGATAGACAGTTCCTGAGTAATTGGCTTCAATAATGATTGAGCGTAAAGGTACGAGATTAGGATAATAAGGGCTTGAAGTGTTTTGTGGATTCCAGTCACCGTTTTGATCAAGGATACGAACTGTGGCTGTACCTGCAAGATACTTATCCTGAAACAGGTTGCGTTCTTTGCGTGTATCTATCTTGGAGACTTGATTGGATACATCGATGATGATTTGGCCGGGCTCACCTAATACACCAAAGTCAAGCTGTGAGGTATTTAAGATAAATGGCGTTGCGAAGGATGCCCCGCCAGTTAGGTTGATCTTTACAATAGGGGTTGCAGGTAATGCCATTAGTACACCGTACTGTAATTAACTGGAGTACCTGAAGCCTGTTGTGAGTAAAGCCCCTGAGTAATGGCTGCTACTAGATCGCGCTCTGTTGTAACTGAACCTTGAACAGAGATGTTAACAATAGTGTCACCATTAGGAACTGCCTGTTGGCTGAGTGAATTGTATTGATAAAGCGGAGTGCTAGGGATTAAATTCATGTCAAACTGACCACCGCCATAGCCCATAGGCGATCTGTCAGTTGTGCCGGGCACTAACTGTTGGCTCAGTGAATTGTACTTATACAAAGGCTCAGCTGTAATTCCACCAGCCATAGGATTAAATTTAGGTATTTCAATCTTGGCTAACTTAGCAAACTCTAATGCAAGTTCTTTTAAGGTTTGTAGCCATGCATTAAATGGGTTGCTTATAGAATCAAACATGCCAGCCTTATCCCGAAGGTTGCTTAATTGCTGAGCATTATTGACTAAAGATTGTGAGATTCTAGCAGCGGCATCAAGGTTGCCTTGATTGATTGCTTCTTCAAGATCATAGATGTTTTGCTTTAAGCCAACCCTTACTCGTTCTTCTTCTGTAAGTTTGCCTTGAGCGGCGGCAGCTAATTGGATTGCTTCTTCATCAAATAACTTCTGGCCTTGAGAAAGCAGTAATGCAGCTTTGTCTAAGGCTTCTTGCTTCTTTTTATCAGCAGTCATTTGCTTCTGAGTAGTAACTTGCTTTTTCTTTAATGCAAGCAATTCTTTATTTCTTTTGACTGCATTAGACTCTAGTTTTGCTAAAGCTTCTTGTTGCTTCTTTTCACTAAGAGTTAATTTAGAGGTTTCCTTAGCAGGTTGTGTTAAGTTAATTCCTGCTTGAGCGCCAGCAAAACCACTAAAGATGTCTTTAGGTAAATTCTTTAATGTTTTTAATACATTCGTAAATCCACCAATAACGGTTCCTGTGGCTTCCGTAACTGAAGCAAGCGCTTTAGCAATAGTAGTTATAGCTGTTGCAGCATCACTGGCTTCTGTGCCACCACCAATACGAGCAAAGGCATTAACTAAACCTTCACCAAGAATTTCTGATGCATTGCCTGTGGCTACGGTCAATACTTCCATTTTGTAAGAAGTAGTAGTTAGATAATCCTCTGCTGCTCCAGCGGATCTGGCAAGGATAATTCCTAAGATTTCGTTAAATGACTTAGTGTTTAATTCTGCTCTAGTAAGACCTGTGTTGTATTTAGCCAAGCCGCGAGTAATGCCAACATACCCTTTGCCAAGATCCTGTGTAACTGTGGCAAGATCCACACCAGAGGCTCGGCTGATTGTAATGGCATCATTAAGCAACTTCTGAGATTGAGTTAATGATCCAGTAGTGGTTAATAATCCCTGAAAGGCTGGCCTTAAAATGTCATCGGCAATAGCAGCAGACTTTTCAAGATTACCAATGTAATCAGCAATAGCAGGATTAGCAAAGCCAATGCCTAAATTCTCTACTGCACGATTGAGTCGAAGGGCAGCAGCTTCATCATCTGCAAAGGCTTTAACTGATCTCTTGCTATAAGCAACAATGGCTGATGTGCCGTAAGCGATTCCTACTGCGCCTGCTAATTTCTTAACATTTCTAGTAAGTTTCTGAGTAGCGGTGTCTGCCTCTTTGAAGGCCTTTTTACCCGTAAACTCGGTTGCGACTTCAATGACTACATTTGCCATAATTAACCTCTTACCTTTGCGCGGTCATTAAGTTTTGTCGCAGATGTTTGAATGGCCTTAAGAACAGCAGTGTTGGCTTTGCCACCATCTTCTGCCCATGCTCTAAAGATTACGCGACCTCGCATCTTGCGCGATGCCCTACCTGCTTGCCCTTGACCACGCTGATAAGCATCAACTATCTTTCCAGTGCTATTTAATGCATCTACAAATTGCTTACCCGCATTAGGGTTATTGCTATTAGATTGATCTTTATTTCCTGATCTAATAGTCTTTCCATAGTTAGCATGACCGCGTAGTCTTACTTCATACGCCGGAGCTTGTGGCCTACCCTGTGGATTATTCTTTCCACCAATTTCATAAATAGATCCTGAGAAACTTGCATTTACAATTCGAGCCAGAGCGCGAAAGCCTCTAGAGTTTGGCTTAGATGGTGTTGTCTTGTAACCGATGCCGGCCTTAGCTTCTGAGGTTGACCATTGTCTATTTGCCCATGTTCCACTACTAGGCTTTCCCCAACCTGATAACGGAGCGCTTGAAGGAATAAATCCTTTGGCTTTAGTAGTAATTGGCTTCAAGATTCCAGCAATTTCTTTCTGTGTTTCTTTAGCCAAATCTGGAGCAAATTGCTTAAGAGCCTTGCGAAGTTCAATGCCGCCTTTTAATGTTGTTGGCATCTTTAATCTCCTTCGCTTCATCCTGTAAGCCTTGTAGTAATGCGTTTAACATCACTCTGTCTAACTCTAATAAATGTTGTGGCGGTGTCTGCAACCTAATACTCAAGCGAGCGATTAGGTAGGTGAATGGCAGATCCCGCTTTATGCTAAAGGGTCAGAGTCAAGCACCTCAACACTTTTAAGTGTCTCGATAAACTCAATCCCAAATGGCTTTACAGTTTCACCTGACCTGCGGATAACTTCATGAGCTAGAAGATAAACATGTGACTGCTTTTCTTCATCTCTGAACGCTTTGTGGAAACCCATTTTAGTAGTCTGTTCAAAGAAATACTCCACTGCTGGAGTGATTTCTCCTTCAATAATACTTCCATCTGTACGAACGATCTTTAGCTTTGCCATGAAGTTGCCCCTTTGTTAGTTTTTTAGAATGTACCTGTTGTTGCTACTGCAACTGTTGAGTTAGCAGTAAATGTGATTGACTGTGTGCCAATGTCTCCAACAGCACCATTGATGTCTGTTGTGTTATTGACTAGCAAAGATACAGTGTAGAGAGGGTTTGTAGCAGATACTGCTGTTCCCTTTGTCTGTAGAAATACAGCTGTAACTGTAGTTCCCCATGCAGCCTGTAGTGTTGCCAATACATTTGCTGCTGCTGTGTCGTTTAGGAAGTCGATAGTTACTGTTGATGACTCTAAGCCTTTTACGAATTTGTGTGAGTTATCACCCATCGCAGTTACTTCTAGTTCATCAAATACTCGGTTGATTGTTACTGCAGTTACATGGTCAGAAAGATCAACAGAGTTAATCTTCACACCGACCAAATTGTTCAAGAATACAGCCATGAGATTATTCCTCGTCTTTCTTAGTAGTTACTGGCTTTGGTGCTGATGGTGCTACCTGCCCGATTTTGATCAGGAAGGCTTCGTTTTCTTTTTCCCACTCGGACATTTTAGCTCCAGCTCGTTAGGATTGATACGGACATCTCGCAGCTGAGAAGGTCACCCGAAGCAGCGTTGAGAATACTAGGCGCGCTTATTGCGCTTACATTATAGGTCAAAGATGATGCAGCGAGCTTTGCAAACACTCCACAGACTGAATCTTCTATCCCGTTAAGGTTTCCTTCATTGTCAAACAAAGGCACAGTAATAATAATCTTAAAGTTAGCCATAGGGCTGATTGTGATGTGCTGGTTATTGCTAGGTGTCAGATAAGGATCATCTGGAGACACGATCACAGAGTTAGCCAAGACAGTTGCCGGTGGAAAGGCAAAAGTCTGCCACTTAGAGTTATCTACTAATGCTGTGGCTAATGTGGTGCGAAGGGTAGTGACTGCAACTGGCATTATCCCACCATCGATGTTGGTGCAAGTGCGTGTGCAATCAATCCTCGCACCTTAGCGAGAAGCTGTGCGCTCATTCGATAAGGGGAAGGCTGGAAGTCAATGGCGTTAGAACCTGAGAGTGTTGCGGTTCGCGCTTGCCAGATTTCAACAGCGATCATCAAAGCTGCGTTTTGTACTGCTTGATCTAAAGCCCAGTCCACATAAGTATCTGCTGCGACTGTGCCAAAAGGTTGTACTGGATGCTCTACTGCTGGAGTGTTATTGTTGCCAGAAATGTTGTAAGTGATGTTGTAATCGCCTACTCCAGTGAGAGTCTTTGATCCGTTGTGTTTTGATCCGTTGCCAGTGATAGTTACTGTCTGGCCAACATAGAAAACTTTTTCTACCTTGTCTTGAAAGTAGAGTGTGCCTGTAGTTGCTGTGTTGCTATGTGCGATGTTGAATGTTGTGTTAGTCCAGAGCATAGGCAATAGAACTGCATCGGCTGCATCACAGACAGACTCAAGAACTGAATCTGCGTATAGAGTGCCAACACCAAGCGTAGAGCGAAGCTCTGCGACTGTAGTTAATGCCATGATGATCCTTTCTAAAGACTCTAGGGAGTCAGAGGGCTACTGACCCCCTAGAGCGACTTAGTTACCTATTTATTAAGTTAGGTTGAACTTGCGAACACCCTTACCTGACTTAGCCAAGTAGATTGCTAGGTATCCGTATAGGTTGATTTCAATCTCGCCTGATGTTAGAACATTTACGCGAAGTTGTGTCTGTGGTGATTCCCAGACATAAACAGATGATGGTGCAACTAGGAATGCTGAGTTATCAACTACGCCTGATGCTGAGATGTTGTGATCAACGATCAAGTCTGTTCCTAGAACATTTCCAACTACTGCTGTAGAGCGTGATGCTCCTGCTGCATTCTGTGTTGGGCCTTGTGCTGAGTACAGTGGACGGCCTGTTGTGTCTGCGTATCCTGTGATTGCAGCCCATTGGTCAGTCGAAGCAACTAGCTTGTTAGCAAAGTCTCCGCCTGTACCCTTGTATGCTGCTGCGCCTTCTACAGAGATAAATGACTGTAGTCCAGCTGCTGTTGCTGCTGTAGTTGCTGCTGTTGTTCCGTTAGCAATAAATGCTGCTAGAAGTGCTGCATCTGTAGCCTTCTCGTATGCTTTGCGAAGTTCAGCCATCATCAATTCCATGAAGCTTGGTGATGATCGGTCGATGAGTTCAAATGATACGCGTTGTAGGCCTGAGAACTTATTTACATCGACTGTGTCGTATGCAGATGTCATTCCTGTCTCAGATGGTGCTGCGCCTTCGTTTGTGTCTGCAACTGTTGGTGCGACATCTGCTGAAGATGCGTTTGTGTACAAGCGAGGAACTGTGAAGCTCATGCCTGAATCAATAAGTGCTGCGCGTGTAGATGCTTCAAATGCTGGACGGCCTGTGAAGGTGTCAGTGATGAATGTATCTAGGTGGCGTGGAAGTGTTAAGCCTGTGTTTGTTGATGTTGAGTCATCTGCTGCGCGTACTGTGCGGCGAGCCTCATCATCACCAAGTGCTGCCTTGATGTTTGCTTCTAGGTATTGCGCTCCTGTAATTGGAGCTGTGCGCTCACGCACGAATGTAGTTGCTGTTACCACAGGACGAGCAGCTTCAACCGCTGCTGCCTCTACTGGTGCTGCAACTGTCTCTGGAGTATTCTCCACAGCTGTCTCGCTTTCTGTTGGTTGGATTTCTTCTACTGCTTCTGGATTGTCCTCAGCAGATACACTAGTCACCGCTGCTGTTTTAAATGCAGCTGTCGTGACAAGTGAGACCTCGAATAATGAGGCTTGGATTACATGCATAACGCCAGCCTTCATCTTTGATTTAATTACTTCTACACCGACACTTAAACCTGATTGCAATCCTTCTTCTGCAAGGATTAAAGCCTCAGTGCCTCTATTGCTTCGACTAATTTTAAAGCTGGCATAAATGCCTTCTTCATCTGTTGTAAAAGATGTGGCGCGACCTAGAGGTTGTTTCATGTCGTGTTGGTTAAGTAATTTAATTGTTTTAGGATCTTCTGGAAGTTGTATCGCTCCCTTTTCAAAGACCACTCGGCCAGCAGATGTATTTCCTACTTCGCCTGTTCCTGCTGGTGCGATCTTGCCAGAGATTGTTCTTTCTTCAACATTGGCAGTTAGTTCAGCAGAGAATGTAAGGATGTTAGTCATCTATTCCTTCACTTCCGTTAGGTGTTAAATCTTCCATCTCCATAGCCTGTTCAACTGTGATTAGGCCAATAGAGATCATCTTCTCAATAACCATAAGTCTTTCCATTGGATCTGTCTTTAGGAAAGTTGAATCAACATCAAAGCGAACAGAGTTTCCTCTGGCTGTAATGTCATCCATGCTTAGTCGATGAGAAATCGCATTTACATAAGGTGCAACACTAAATGAGAAGAATTGCTTGCGCTCATCTAATACATTTGCATAGGTCATAGAATTGTTGGCTTCCGCGCTAAGTAAGTAAGCAGGAATGTTGCATAGGCGAGCAATCTCAGTTGCTAGGAACTGTTGTGCTTCGTCATACATCATGTCTTTAGGTGAGAAGGATGACGGAAGCCACTCGAGAGTGCTAGTCAAATACGCCGTTGACCTGTTATTTCTAGCGTTTTTCCAAGCTGCTAACAATCCTGAAACTTCTTTAGGATCAAGATCAGCACCATTGTTTTTAATAACTCCAGAAGGCATTGGAGTAGAAGCTGCAATTACAGCTGCTTTGCGGAGATCGATTGCTGCGCGGATAGTTTCACTTCCTCTTTCGAGGATGCCTTCATCAAATGCTTGGAAGGTGACGATACTGCCCAAACCTGACATCGGTACTGCAACTGCATCGATGTAATACTGAGTGATGGTCGTGCCGTAAAGATCAGTTTCAAATGTTACTTTGACATTTGGAATCCATTGAAAGCGAGATGGTCGGCCATCCTCTGCATAAACTTCTGTAACTTGCCAGTAAGCCACGCCGTACATAAGTAAAGAATCTACAGTCCATGCCATAGTTACAGAGCGTGGCTGATTGATTGCTGGTTGATCTACCCAGATTGGATTGCCTAGTTCTTCACCAGTTGAATTGCGATAAAGATTCATTGGAAGATCGGCAACTACAGAGCTTAGAAGATTTCTGCATCTAGCAACCGATGGCACAGACATAGCCTCATTGCGTTGAACGCGAGGCATGACATAATTATAGAGAGAGTTAAGATTCTCTCCCATAATTGTTGGAGCGTATTGCGCTAGAAGCGAGTTAGTTTTCTTAGGCGCTTCTGATCTGCTAAAGATACCCATAGACATAAAGGGTACCATTTGTCAAGTAATTAGACAAACTCTGTCGGCGTGTCTAAGTATAAATCTGGGGCTTAGGTACAGGCAACATTAACTTGCTAACTACCATCGCCAAGCCAATAGGTGCAGAAATGTCTCCAGCAGACTTGCGTTTGATAATACGCCACGCCGAATCATTGACCTTAGCTGCGCAGTTATTCATCTGCTGAATTAACTCTGTCTGACCATTATGAACTACTCGATGATTGACTAAACCTTCTAATAGATCGCCACAGGCTTTGTAGAATTGTTGGCCTGATACATCCTCAACCATGACACCACTTTGAGACAAGCGATCTGCAATAGTTTGAGTAGCGTACTTGTCAAAACACACTAGGCGCGGTTTATAGATGTCTGCCCAGCCTTTAATGCTTGCAGCCATTTTAAGTTCGTCAATGGCAACTTGAGAGCTGTAGGTCTCTAAGATTCCAATGCCAATCCGTCCATCTGGCAGAATTTGTCCTGCGACTAATGAACCGTTGCGCCGAGACGGACTGACATCGAAACCGAATACAGTATAAGCCCCAGCAGTCATTTCTAGTGTGCTATCCGATGTTTCTTCTAACACGCCATGAGGCCAAGGACTAGACAAGCTGTCAATCCACTGGCAAAGCGTTTCAGTGCGTGTATTTTCAATCGGAGATGTTGCTATCGCTTCCTCGATTGCTTCCTCTGTAATTGTGTAACCCAGTGAAGGATTAGCCATAGCCCATGCGTTGCGATCTTCTATCTTGCAATACTGTGGCGCAGAATACTCATAGAAACCGAAAGACTTAGGTGGATAGGAGATAGCGCGTTCTCTTAGATCATTTAACACAGTGCTAAAAGCATCACCGGCATTACTACACAGTAAAGTGTGTGAATTAGGGTGCGCTCTAGTTACTGGAGTAGCAGCTCTAAAGCCTTCCTCTGTAATCTCTCGAACCTCATCGATAAATAGCAATCCATTGACTGATCGACCACGAGAACCATCACGAGTTGCAGCTACAACATCCAATCGTGTGCCATTGAGCATTTCGATTGACTCAGTACCGTTGGCATAGCGGATCTGCTTGACAAAGCCCTTGAGGTGGTCATTGTTTTCTAGGATGTTTGTAACTTGCCTAAATGTGTCCAGAGCCATGCTTCTATTTGAGGACATGATCAAGACATTGGTTTCCCACTTGATTAAGTGAGCCAAAATCAACATACGCGCTAAATGTGTCTTGCCATTCTGTCTAGCGATCAATAGAAGGTTTGTCTTGCGAATCCATTTGCCCTTTGTGTCCACAATGAGCATGTCTTTGAGTACATACTCTTGCCACGGCAGCAAAGGCATCTTAATAATCTCACAGAGCTGTTTGACATCATCGATCTTAGATTTGCCCTTAAGCGCTGGACTTTGAAGCCTCGGTTTAGTTGCCCCTCGTAGCGCCTGTTTCTTTTTGGTCGTAGTTGTCATTGACTCGGACTAGGTCGGAGCGTAAAAGGTGAGTCCTGCATCGTCTTGGACTGTATCGGAGAGAGGCTCCCTGA